AGGTAGCCCGGCCCAGCTAGCTCCATCGACCACCGTTTTTTGGGAACCATTCCCAACAGCGAGCCCAGGTCGGCTCGCCCGCACGAGCCCCAGGAGGGCACGATGAGCGACATCGACACCCATGCACGCGAGTTCGCACTTGACCGCGCACTTCAGTTCCACCGGGACAACGACCGCATACTCGGCGAGATCTCATCCAACACGGATGTGCTCGAGTCAGCCTCGGCGTTCCTCGCCTTCCTCGGCCAGGCGCCGACGTCGGCGCCCATGTTCGGGACCGCGGCCTACCCGTGCCAGCGCGGCCGGGTTATTCTCGGCGGCGCGCTGTGACTGCCGACGCCCCCGCCACCCTCTCCACCCCCGGCCGCACCGTCTGGGACGCGATCGTCGGCAAGTACGACCTGCGCCCGGACGAGCTGCGGACCCTCGAGGACGTGTGCGCGATCACGGACATGGTCGCGGCACTCTCGCAGGCATGGGAGGACGAGGGACGGCCGCTGACCACCAAGGGCAGCATGGGCCAGCTCGTCATCCACCCGCTGATCGCAGAGATCAAGGGTCAGCGCATGGCTCGGAACGCTCTGTGGCGTCAGCTCAAGCTTCCCGACGAGGCCGGCTCGACCACTGCCGCCATGAACCCCCAGCGTGAGGGCGGCAACGCCCGCTGGAAGAACGCGCACGGAGCCTAGACGTGGCCCGGGCGCGAAGCACTGGCCCCGCGCTCATCCACGATCGCTCGGCAGACTACCGCGAGATCGAGGCGTACTACCGCGACCTTCTGGACCGCACCTTTCCGCCCACGGATCTCGTCTGGGAGCCGGTGAAGGTCGGTCCGACGTGGGACTGGGAGCCTGACCGCGGTTGGTTGCTCCCCGGCGCCACGCTCGGCTGGGGCTTCCTGTCCTGGACGTCGTACTGGCTCACCGACAAGGGCGGCAAGCCGTGGCTCTGGACCCCAGAGCAGACGCGGTTCCTGCTCTGGTACTACGGCGTCGAGACGCACGGCGAGTTCCTGTATCACACGGGCGCGCTCCAGCGAATCAAGGGCTGGGGCAAGGACCCGACTGCTGCGGGCGTCTCGGTCGGCTCGCTCCATGGCCCGGTGATGTTCGACCACTGGGAGGGCGACCGTCCCGTCGGTCGCGACGACGCTGAAGCCTGGACGCAGATCGTGGCGGTCTCGCAGGAGCAGACGGCGAACACGATGAAGCTCTTCCCGAGCCTCATCCCCGAGGACACTCGGAAGCACTATGGCATCCAGATCGGGAAGCTGAACGTCTGGTCCGACGGCGACCGGCGGCAGATTCAGGCAATCACGTCGAATCCGCTGTCTGTCGAGGGTGGCCGTCCTCATCAGATCATCCGCGCTGAGACGCAGAACTGGCTGGCCTCGAACGGCGGCCACGACATGGTCGGCGCGATGGAGGGGAACGCGGCGAAGTCGTCCATCGAGACGCCCGCGCGGATCCTGGACATCTTCAACGCCTACCGTCCCGGGCTCGACTCCGTGGCTGAGCGCGCGCGCGAGGCCTGGGAGCAGACGCAGCTCGAGGACGGCATCGAGGACTACGGCGTGCTGTGGGACTCGCTCGAGGCACCCCCCGAGGCGCCGTTGACGAAGGATGCCGCGCCTGACGTGGTGCGCTCCGTCGCCGGGGATGCGACCTGGCTAGACACTCGTCCGAACGGTCGCATTGTCAAGTCGATCATGAACCCGGAGAACAGCCCGAGCGAGTCTCGGCGCAAGTGGTTCAACCAGATCGTCGGCACCGAGGACTCGTGGATCGACCCGCGATGGGCGGACACCGCGGCACGCCTGGGCAAGGGCATGGACCTCGAGCCCGGCGACCGGATCGTGCTCTTCGGTGACGGGTCGAAGTCGAAGGACGACACGGGCCTGATTGCCGTGCGCCTGTCCGACGGCCTCGCGAAGGTGCTGTGGTTCTTCCACCCGAACAAGGACGACACCGTCGACCGTGAAGCCCTGGATGCTGCCGTAGAGGCCGCGTTCGAGGACTATAAGGTGGTGGCGTTCTGGTTCGACCCGTCTCACGCGAAGGACAACAGCGCGACGGGCGAGGATGACCGGTTCTGGTGGCCGACTGTCGACCGCTGGCACGCGAAGTTCTCGCGCCGGCTCGACAACAAGTTCTGGCCGGTGAAGTCGGGCGATCGTCAGCACTCGATCGCGTTCGACATGCTCAAGCCGTCGTCCGAGCAGGTGTTCCAGCCCGCCGTGTCGCAGGTGGCTGAGGACCTCGAGGCTGGTCGTGTGCTGCTGGTCAAGAGCGCGCGGCTGTTGCAGCACATGAAGAACGCCCGTCGTCGTGAGGCTCGCTGGGGCATCACGGTCGGCAAGGAGAACCGCTCCTCCTCGCGCAAGATCGACCTCGCCGTCTGCCTCATCGGTGCGCTCATGCTCCGACGCCTCGTGAACCTCAAGAAGCCGCCGCGCGAGAAGCGTGGGCGGGTGATCGCACTCGCTGACTGAGAAGGGGGCTGGTGCTTCGTGGTCGCAGGAGTCCAGCCCACCTTCTCTCTGGTGAGCATCCCCTCGCTCCCCTCGCTCGGCCTGTCCGACGAGGAGCGCGGGCTGGTCACCGAGCTCGCGGCCACGTTCAAGCCGCACCTTGCGCAGATGCAGCGTGATGAGGCGTACTACCTCGGCGAGCAGCACATCCGCAACCTGCGCATCGCGGTCCCCAAGGAGCTGGAGTTCCTGCGGACGATCGTCGGCTGGGCGTCGCTCGCGGTGGACCCGTACGTCGAGCGGCTTGCGGTCGACGGATTCCGGCTGCCGGGCGCTACGGACGCCGACGCCGACCTGTCCGAGCTCGCCTCGGCGGTCGGCCTGGAAGCGCTGGTACCGCTCGCCACCACGGACGCGCTTTCCCTGGGTCGCGGCTACTGGATGGTCGGCACGGACCCTGACTCGGACGTGCCGCTGGTGACTGTCGAGTCGCCGCTGAACACGGCGGTTCTGTGGGACCTGTCCGGGCGCAACATTCGGGCCGCGTGGGCACCGTACCGGGAGGACAACCGCTGGTTCGCGTCGCTCATGCTGCCGGGTCAGACGGTCCTGGTGACGGTCGACGACAGCGGCGTGCTCCAGGTGGTCGACCGCGACGTGCACGGCATGGGCGTTCCGATGGTCCGGATGCCTCACCAGCCGCGCACGAACGCGCGCGAGGGTCGCTCGGCCATCACGCCGGCAGTGCGCTCGACCGTCGACTCGGCCTGCCGCGACCTCCTGGGCCTCGAGATCTCACGCGAGTTCTACTCGATCCCGCGTGTGACACTCCTCGGCGCCTCCGAGGCCGACTTCCAGGACTCGAGCGGCAAGGCTAAGACGGCGTGGGAAGTGCTCATCACGAAGTACAACGCGATCGAGCGCGACGACGACGGCAACGTCCCCCAGCTGCACCAACTCACGGCCTACGACCCGTCGGTGTTCACGCGCGTGATCGACATGCGCGCCTCGCAGATGGCCTCGCTCGTCGCCGCTCCCCCGCAGGATCTCGGCCTGTACACCTCGGGCAACCCGGTGTCGGCAGATGCGGTCGGGGCGATGGAGACGCGCCGCAACCGACGTGCCCGGCGGATGCAGGCGGAGTTCGGGCGGTCGATCGCGGACGTCATGAAGCTCGTGCTCGCGTTCCAGAACAACGGGACGCTTCCGGCGGAGTTCGCCCGGCTCGAGACCGACTGGGCCGACGTCGACGAGATCTCGCTCGTGGCCGCGTCCGACGCGATCACGAAGCAAGTCGCGACGGGCATCGTCCCGCCGACGTCCGACGTCGTGCTCAAGCGCCTCGGCTACACGGCGGTGGAGCGGCAGAGGCTCGCCCAGGACCGCGAGGCCCAGGCCGACCAGACCGCGGCCCAGCAGATCATCGACGCGCTGGGCCAGCCGCAGACGCCGGAGGTGCCGGGCAATGGCAACGAGTCCTCCCCGGCCGCCTGACCCGTCGCAGCACTACGCGGCGCAGGTTCTCCTGGCGCACTCGCTCGGGCAGATGGTCCAGAAGCTGTTCGGCCTCCTGGACCCGCTGCACCTGCACTCATCGCTGGGCCGGTACACGGACGCAGCCCTCCCGGTGGTGCAGCAGTTCGCACGAGCCTCACGAGGGCTCGCGTCGGCGGCATACACGACGGAGCGCCAGGCCGCAGGGGTGTCTGGCGCTTTCCGTCCGCCGCTCGTCGACCTGCCGGACCGCGCGCAGGTCGAGGCGTCGATCCGCTGGGCCACGAACGACCTGTGGTCCACGGACGGCGGCGGGCTGACGACGCTCGACGACGTGCTCAAGGCCAAGACGGCGCTCCCCGAGGCACTGGTCAAGCCGGTCGTCGACACGGGCCGCGCGCAGATGATCGAGTCCGTGCGGCTCGACCGTGACGCCACAGCATGGGCGCGCGAGGTCGAACCGGGCGCGTGCTGGTTCTGCGCCATGCTCGCCAGTCGCGGCGCGGTGTACCGCTCGCAGGAGTCGGGCAACTTCCGCACGCACGACCACTGCCGATGCCAGGCGGTCCCGGTGTTCGGCAAGTACGAGCCGACCGCCCAGGTCCGCGAGTGGCAAGGGCTGTGGGCCGACTCGACGCACGACGTCAACGGCTCCAAGGGCAAGCAACAGGCCTTCCAGGAAGCGTTCGAGGGCCGCACGATCAAGCGCCGCGGCGAGACCGCGGGCCATGCGTCCAAGGAGCCAGCACGCAAGCGCGGCTTCGAGGACATGACGCTCGACGAGATCGACACCCAACTGCGCGTCGTGACCGGCCTGCCCGCGTCCGACTGGCGCACCACCTACCTCGCGAAGCTCAACGCACGCCGCGCCGAGCTCTCGTGACCATGCCCCGTCAGAGACGGGACGCCCCCAACCGATCACCAGGAGTGCATCGTGCCCGAACCGACCACGACGCCTGAGGGTGTCACCGTCACCGCCACGCCCGCCACCGTCGCACCCAAGCCCACGGAGACCGCAGCTGCGCCCCCGTGGGGGTCGGCCGAAGAGTTCGACCCTGACCGCGCGTGGGCCAAGATCAAGGGCCTCATGGCGGACAAGGAGAAGCTTCAGGCCCGCGAGACCCTGACGGACGACCAGAAGGCCAAGCTCGCCGAGTACGACAAGCTCGTCGAGGCAAGCCGGACCGACTCGGAGCGCCGGGATGAGGAGCTGCGCAAGCTCCAGGAGTCCACGGCGGCGATCCCGAAGCTCGAGGCGGAGAAGCTGCGCCTCGAAGTGGCCCTTGAGAAGGGCCTGACCACAGAGCAGGCTGCTCGGCTCGTCGGAGCCGACAAGGAAGCGCTCCTCGCGGACGCCGACACCCTGCTCTCGTGGGCCAAGCCGGCAGAGCCGGCGAACCGACTGCCCAAGCCGAACCCGGCTCAGGGCGCGAACAGCAGCACGTCCCCCCAGGGCCAGGTGTCCAAGGACGAGCTTTCCCGCATGACCACGGAGCAGATCAACACGGCGCGCCGAGAGGGCCGCCTCGACGAGCTGCTCGGGAAGACCTCCTGACACATCTCGCCTTGAAAGGGGCACATCATGGCTATCGCCAACTTCGTGCCGGAGATCTGGAGCGCGTCTCTCCTGGAGAACCTGCGCAACCAGCTCGTCTTCGGCCAGGCCGGCGTCATCAACCGCGACTACGAGGGCGACATCGCCCGCGCGGGTGACACGGTCCACATCACGTCGTTCACGGACCCCTCGGTTCGTGACTACACCAAGAACGGCACGATCACCTGGGACGTCCTCACGGATGCCTCGCAGGCGCTCGTCGTCGACCAGGCCGACTACTTCGCCTTCAAGGTGGACGACATCGACCGGCGCCAGGCTCTCGGCGGCTTCGTCGAGTCGACCACCCTCGGTGCGTCGTACAACCTGGCCTCGACCGCGGACACCTACCTGTCCGGGCTCATGTCGGCGGCCGTCCCCGCGGGCAACACGCTCACGGCGGTCACCGCGCCGACCACGTCCAACGCGTACGGCACCCTCGTGGCGCTGCGGACGGCGCTCACGAAGACCAACACCCCCACCTCGGGACGCTGGGTCGTCGTGCCTCCCGAGTTCTACGCGCTCCTGCTCCAGGACGACCGCTTCGTGCGCGTCGACGCGTCGGGCTCCTCGGACGGTCTGCGCAACGGCCAGGCCGGTCGGGCGGCTGGCTTCGACGTCATCGAGTCGAACGTCGCGCCCACCACGGGCGGCGTCGCCACGGTCCTCGCGGGCCACGCGATGGCGACCACGTTCGCCGAGCAGATCGCGGAGACCGAGGCGCTGCGTCTCGAGACCACGTTCGGCGACGGCGTCCGCGGCCTCCACCTGTACGGCGGCAAGGTGGTTCGCCCGAACCAGCTCGCCAAGGTGGCCGTCACGATCGACGCCAGCTCCGGCGCCTGATCTCCATGACGAGCGAGGGCAGGGCGTCCTCGGGCGCCCTGCCTGACCTCGCCTACATCGTCCGACCTGGCGAGAACGAAGAGCTTCGCCACTCGCTGCGTTCCATCGCGCAGCACGCCGACGGCCTGTACCGCAAGGTGTGGGTCGTCGGCACCGTGCTCCCCTGGCTGCGGAACATCGAGCCGCTGCCGCTCGATCCGCACCCGGACAAGTTCGGCAACCAGCGCCAGAGCATCACCGCGCTGGTGAACCATCCCGACGTCGCGGACGCGGTCGTCATCGCGAACGACGACCAGTTCCTCCTGCGCCCGATCCCGGACTGGACACCGACTCATCTCGGCCCGATCGACGCGGCCATCGCCAGGTTCCTCAAGGGCGGCATGTCGCCCGGCAACTCGTGGGGTCAGGGCGTCCAGGAGACGTCGAACTGGACTCGCGCGCAGCTCGGCCAGGAGCCGCTGTGCTACGAGGCGCACATCCCGCTGCTGTTCGACAAGGCGGCGCTGGCTGACTGCCTGGAGCGCTACACCGGCCGCCTGTGCTACGCGAACCTCTACCCGATCGCGGGTGCAGGTGGCGAGGGCACGCGGGACGGCAACTGCAAGGTGCGCGACCGCACGCAGGAGCGCCTGGACGAGAAGTTGGCGCTCGACATGCCGTGGATCTCGGGCAACGAGGACAACTTCGAGCTCGGGGCGCTGGGCCGATTCATCCGGACCGCGTTCCCCACCCCCAGCCGGTACGAGGAGGCGTGATGCTAGTCCGCCCATCCCCGCCCGGCTGGCTCATCGGCCTCAAGGGCGACGAGGCGCACGTCCTGCCAGATCGCGACGTCGTCACGCATCACGCTGACGACTGCGTCTGCGGGCCCACGACGGAGCCGGTCGAGCGTGCTGATGGCTCGATCGCCTGGGTGGTCATCCATCACTCGCTCGATGGCCGAGAAGCGCGGGAGGCATCATGATGACGGTCACCCCGGACATGCTGTCCCTGTTCCTCGGCGAGACTGTCGACGACGACCGGGCGACACTCCTCATCGCCCAGGCGTCGGCCCTGTGCGCGACGATCGTCGTCGACCCGGACCTGCCTGACGGGATGCTGCCTGCCCCCCCGCCGGCCGCGGACCCGATCGTCCTGACGGTGGCCGCGAACGCGTACGTCAACCCGTCGAACCGGTCCTCGCAGCTCGCGGGGCCGTTCCAGATGACGGGCAGCATCGGCGGCCTGACGCTCACCCGATCCCAGCGGTCGGACCTTCGGCGTCTCGCCGGACGCTCGGGCGCGTTCTCCGTGAACCTGCTGCCCGCCTGCTACGACTCCTCGAGCTCGTCATGATGCCGTTCGCGGAGTCGTTCACGATCCTCGCTCGGATCGTCGACGGCCAGGACGGCGACGGGAACGACGTCTACACGACGGTCAGCACCATCACCCGCGGCGCGTTCGCCCCGGCCGGCTCACAGGAGCTGATCCAGGGCCAGCTGATGGTCATCACGCACGACACCCTCTACCTCGACGAGGGCCAGCCGGTGCCGAGTGCTACGGACCAGATGCGCGTCCGAGGCACGGTCCGCGAGGTCGACGGCACCCCGAGCGTCTACCGATCCCCCTTCAGCGGCTGGGCTCCGGGCGCGAAGGTCTCACTCCGGGAGGTGACGGGATGAGCGGCGACGAGGGCTTCAAGGCCGACTACCGGGGCATCGGGGAGATGCTGCGCGGTGAGATCGGGCTGGCCGCGGTCCTGCACCGTGCGCAGGAGGTCAAGGCCACCGCGAAGACGATCGCGCCGGTCTACACGGGCGAGTACAAGAAGTCCTTCGACATCGAGGTCCACGAGACCGACGACCGTGTCGAGGTCGACGTCGTGAACACGTCCGATCATGCCCTGCGCGTCGAGTTCGGCGGCCGCGGCACACCACGCCATCGCACGCTCGGCAAGGCGCTCGGGGTCGCGTGATGAACCCCGAGACCGTGCTCGTGGCATGGCTGCGAGCACACTACGAGCCGAGCGACGTCAAGCGCGTCGTCACCGAGCGCCCGGCAGACCTCACGAACAACCTGCCGCTCCTCCAGGTAGTCAGCATCGGCGGCCAGGACCCTGCGATGACATGGAGTCCGCGCCAGATCTTCGCTCAGCGCAACGTCGACATCGACGTCCTGGCCTCCACACGCGAGGCCGCACGAGAGCTTGCCGAGCGCGTGAACACGGCGCTGCTGGACGACCTCCCTGGCGCGCGTGTCGGCACGGTCGGCGTCATCTCCGTGCAGTCGATCCTGGCCCCTCTCTGGACGGCCGATGACAACACCGACATCCGCCGCTTCGTACTGACCGTCAGCCTCCGACTCCAGGACGGGAGTGCCCCATGATCCGCGTCAACCATCCGACGCTCCCTGGCGTCTCGCGGGACGTTTCCGCGCACGACGTCGCCTCCTGGGTTGCCCAGGGCTGGGTGCGGGCAGAGCCCGTCCCTCCGCGCAGGTCGCTGCACCACCACCACGACACCGACACGGACCCCGGTACCGCCGAGGCCACCCATGACGAAACCTCAGGAGAGCAGTCATGACCACGACCATCATCGCCGGTACCCCGAACCCCGCGGGTGGCATGTACTACGGGCCGACCGGCACGGCCCTTCCCACCGACTCGACCACCGCGCTCGACGTCGCCCTCCTCAGCCTCGGCGTCGTCAGCAACGACGGCATGGCCGCGAGCAAGAGCCGTGACACCACGAACGTCACGGACTGGCTCGGGAACATCGTCCTGGTGCTCCAGACGGCCTACACCGAGACGTACGTCGTCACGCTGATCGAGGCGCTGAAGTCCGACGTCGCCAAGCTCGTCGCGGGTGACGGCAACGTCACGGCGACCGCAGCGACGGGCGGCACGGGAAACAAGCTCGCCGTCGTCAACGACGGCCAGCAGCTCCCGCACAAGGCGTTCGTGTTCGACCTGCTGCACGCGGCGACCGGTGCCACCAAGCGCATCGCGATCCCCGACGGCCAGGTCACGTCCGTCGGCGACGTGACGTACAGCAACTCCGCCGCGGTCGGCTACCAGGTCACCATCACGGCCTTCAAGGACTCGTCCGGCAACTTCTCGTACGAGTACACCGACGACGGCTCCGGCTCGTCCTCGTCCTGACCCCCTGAACCTCCCCGGCGCGCTGTTCGTCCCAGCCCGGCGCGTCGGGGAGGCATCACATCGGCTGGGACAGCAGGAAGGGGCTGGGAGCCATGGCAGCGAAGACGAAGTTCACGTACAAGGTCGGCACGAAGACGATCGCGCTCACGCGCATCAAGGATCTCCCCATCGGCGTCACGCGCAAGCTGCGGAACGCCTCGGAGGAGGACCAGGCGTTCGGGCTTCTCGAGGCCGCGGTCGACGAGAAGAACCTTGCCCTGGTCGACGAGCTCGACGCGGCGCAGTTCAACGCGCTCCAGACGGCGTGGCTCAAGGACTCCGGGGTGACCCTGGGGGAATCCTCGGCCTCCTGACCCTCCTGGGTCAGCACGAGGAGGCCGTCGAGTACGACCTCATCCGACTCGGGCTGCGGCTCGAGGATCTGGGCACCAACCGGCTGTCGTGGCGCGATCTCGTCGTCATCGTCAACCAGACCCTGATCCTCGAGCGCCCCGAGTCGGCGCTTGTCCGCTCGGTGGCCGGCGAGGTTGCCGAGTGGGACATCCACGCGTACATGCTCGCCGGGATCTACGACTCCTTGGCCTGGCTCGTCTGGGCCAAGTCTGAGGACGCCCAGCAGCCGGTCCCGGTCGGGATGCCTCAGCCGCTCCCCCGTCCGGGCGCCGCGAAGGATGAGGGCGGCCCGAAGCTCTCGATGGACGAGGTCAAGGCGTGGCTCGTCGCACGCAACCCGCACCAGCACCAGGGGGGCTAGCGCATGTCGCTCATCGTCGGCTCTGCTGGTGTTCGCCTGGTCCCGGTCGCGGACAAGTTCGCGGCCGAGACCAGGGCCAAGCTCCGGAACCTGAACGCGAACGTCGAGCTGAAGATCGGCAACGAGCGCGCGTTCCAGGCTCAGATCGACGCACTGCTGCGGAACCACACGTCCACGGTGAACGTGGACGCGGACACGTCCGAGGCCACGGCGCAGATCGACGAGGCGGCGCGGGGCCGGGACGCGACGATCAACGTCGACGCGGACACGGGCGCGGCTGAGTCGAAGATTGCGGCGGTCGGTGCTGCCACGCGCGGCCCGGGCGGCATCGTCACGTCCATCCTGGCGCTCGGTCCGGCGCTGATCCCGATCACGGGTGCGGTCGTCGGTCTCGGGGCTGCGCTCACGGCTCCCCTTGCTGCGGCGACGGTTGGCGGTGGGCTCCTGGCGATCTTCGCGCTCGACTCCATCAAGCGCATCAAGACGATCACGGACGAGATCGGCAAGACGCAGAAGAAGCTCGAGACCGCGGAGCTCGGACCGAAGACCGCCGCCAACAAGGCGAAGATCAAGGAGTATCGCGAGGAGATCGACCATCTCCAGGCGAGCCTCACGGGCGCCACGGGCAAGTTCGTCGACACCAAGGCGGCCCTGTCGGCGGCGGTCGGGAACTTCGAGAAGGCCAACGACAAGTCGATTCTCGGGCCGCTCACGGTCGGGATGCAGCAGCTCATCCCCGTGCTGCCGAGGCTCACCCCGCTGATCAAGGCGATGGGCTCCGGCCTGACACTCATGTTCAAGGCGATCGGCAAGGGTCTGCGGTCGGACGGCTTCGGGCACTTCATCTCGGTGCTCGCGTCCATCGCCGGCCCCCTGTTCGCGGCGCTCGGTCCCGTGATCGTGAACCTCGGCAAGGGCTTCGCGTCCCTGGTCGAGGCCGTGGTCCCGCTGACTGGTCGCGGCTTCACCCAGGGGCTCATCAAGGTGAGCCAGGGCTTCGCGAACATCGGATCCTCGGGCGGCTTCCGCAAGTTCCTCGACTACATCCGCACGCAGGGTCCGAAGGTCTGGAACCTCGTCAAGCAACTCGCTGGTGCGGCCGTCCAGCTCGTGAAGGGCCTACTGCCCCTCGCCGGCCCCGCGCTCGGCGCGGTCACGGTCTTCGCGGCGGTCCTCAAGTCGCTGGACCCGTCGGTCATCACGGCCATCACGTCGGGCATCCTCACCGTGGTCGCGGCCACGAAGACCTGGCGCCTGGTGCAGCTCGCGATGAACCTCGTGATGACCGCGAACCCGATCGGCCTCGTCATCACGGCCATCGGGCTCCTGGTCGCGGGCATCGTCTACGCCTACCAGCACTCGGAGACGTTCCGGAAGATCGTCCAGGGCGCGTTCAAGGCCGTGAAGACGGCGGTGAAGGCGGTCGCGGACTGGTTCACGGGGTCATTCGTCCCCGCGATGAAGACCGGCCTCGACAAGGTCGGCGGCTTCTTCAAGGGCGTCGGCCGG